ACCTCTACCAATAGCTCCTATACCATAACTAAGAGCCATGGATTTGAAAGCATCAGCCGCAGATCCGCCTGTTAATTTAGTTGCTAGACCTGAAGCTAATATACCTCCAATGCCCGGTGCAATCGCATTACCTATAATAGGAGCCGCTACTGGTAAAACTTTCTTGGCAACCTTCTTAACAGCTTTAAATACTTTCTTGAAGAAGAACTCAGGCTGTCCTGTTACAGGATTGATAGAGTTAAGCTCGTTACCAACAACGTAACGATTAGGATCTTCAATACCCATCATCGTCATTTGTCTAAATAGATTTGCCTTTAACTCTGGGTTAGCCTCTAAAATCTCCATGGGAACAACGGTCTCACCCTCTTTGGCATGCACCATGTAGTTGTCACCGTAACGACCAAGAGTAGCTAAACCAGTAGCCAACGACTTTGCTGTAGGTTCACCAGAATACTTAGGGGAAGTGTTTGTTATCATCAAGAAAGCTCCAAAACGCTGGCGAAGGCATTAATCTTCGAGGCTGTATCGCAGTTTAATTTCAGCGTATCACCAGATTCCAAAACGAAAGGCCCGGTGAGAGACGTATCGGCAAGAGTTGCTATACTGGCTTTCTTTAGTATAACAGTAGATGATGCGGAACTATCTGTAATCTTAGGAAATACTACCACAGTTCCAGAATGACTATTATAAAGATTTAAATTCTTAATAATAGCTTCTGTTGCAGTAGGGCAAGTATAAATTGTGACATCCCCTGTCGATCCAACTACTGTTGCTACGTTTTTATATGCAGAAGCCATCAGCCCAAAAACCAGTTCTTTCCGTTATCATCATCTTCACCGCTAACAACAGCGGGAAAGTCCATCTTTGTTAAAGCCATTTCAAGATCACGCAATATTCTTACAAAAGTATCTGCATCATATTGATCAGGAGCTATCGGCATACTGTGATCAAGTAATTTAACCATTATTGCCTTCCATCAGGACGTATATCAAGGCGAAGATCACCTAATGTCCACGTTATATCTGCTGTAGAACTTTCAATCCTCAAAGCAGCCTGTCTTGATCGACTTCTAAGAAAAGACTGTTGAGTGCTTGAAGTAACTGCATTTGTAGAATTAGTAGCCAAGCTATCTCCCGGAAAGTTGCGGGTCTTTAATATATAATTTACAGAAGCATCAGAACTGCCACTAGTAATGTCAATGTCTGGTATCAAACGACTTACAAACATAAACTGTTGTCCATCTCCAAGATCAAAGTCAGCAGATTCAATAAACGAAGTCATGGCAGAACCATCGTCATTGTTTCCTGTCTCATGAATGTAAACGAAGTTTGTAGAGTTAGCAATTCCACAAGCTCTTGGATTGTCGTGAATACCGTAATCTACCCAAGCTGTTCTTGATAGAGTTCCTAGATCCCAGGTGTTTTCCGTAAAGTTAAACTTAACATAACGATCTATTTCTGTGGAATCTGCTGTAGGATAGAACCAGAACACCTCATCAAACATTTTATTGGAAGCTGCAAAGCATTTAAAACTTTGTTCTAAATTAATGTCGTCAAACACATACCTAAGAAGAGTGCAGGGTATAACCTGAACACGACCTGTGTAGACATAAAAGTTCTCACGATCCATCCAGAAGACCTTGTCTCCAACAGTTGTTACTGCATTTGGACCGATAATTGACACATTGTTAGCCAGCATACTAAATCCAAACGTAAAGGGAGGACCTGTAAACCTCATGGCGTGGAGAGCTGTATCCGTCCAGATAAGCATCTCTTGGCGGGTTTTCTGTGCGGATATAATCTCTGATCCAGAGGATATGCGTTGAGAACCAGCCGTGTTTGTAGCAGTAGGTGTCCAATCAACATGGTTTTCTTGATCAGACCAACGAACCATTAACAAGTCTTGAGCAGTCTCACCTAACGGATTACAGCCAAAACAGACAACATGCCGATCTGAACCTGACACCATTATTCTACGGGTTATTGTAGGAGCACCAGATGCCCCTGTTTGAGAGGCAAGATCCGTGGCCCGTGAACCAAGACCAAGTGTCTTATCCCAATAATACGGAGTTCCATCAAAAACATTAAAAAGTAAATCTTCGCCCCAGTTGTCCTGACTAAACAAACGGATGTTTGATCCTATGTTTGCTGCGGTGCTAGACGATTCTCCCCATCCGACAAAGTCATTTGCCTCTTTAACAACTACTCCGTCACTATGAGATGCGGCAGTCGTCCCACGAACCCCTCGAACAACACCAGCATCTATTGTATTAGAAGATTTTCCTGTGTACTGAATTAGTTCACTACCTATCAGTATTAATCCAACAAACGTAACCGAATCACCACTTGAGGAAGTAGCCGCTGTTGTTCCATCGTCACCTCTTGTTAAGTCGCCAAATACATTACCTACATTAGTTCCGTAACGTATTTTTTCACTACCTATCAGAATAGTGCCTTTGGCTGGAAATCCGCTAGAATCAGCAACAGTAATAGAAGAACTAATAGCAGTTAAATCTGCACTTGTTGTTGTAGAGGCTGTTTCAAAACTAGCTGCACTTGTTAAGGTAAACGAGGTTACGCTGTCGTTTATTCCACCGCTATCGTTAAGAGTAGTTTGAGAATAACCAGTTGTTAAACCACTCCAAAGACCAGCACCCCACCCCGTTCCACTTACAACTGTGTTAAGACCTGTGTTGATTTGATAGTTAGCAATAATTGCAGAACCACCACCAGCAGTGTCTCCAGAGGAAGCCGTGCCTGTAGTTGTAATTTGATAACTGTTAGAGTCAACAACGGTTATTTCGTGTTCAATATTTAACTGAGCTGTGGTTATACCATCCGTTGCCGTTGCACCACTAAACGTAACGTAATCGCCTGTTACCGCACCATGTGCTGGTGCAGTTACAGTAATAACTGTAGCACCAGAAACAACAGAACCTGTTTTTAAAGGATTAGATCCAAGAGTAACAGTAGATCTTATAGGTGTGATGTCGTTATATCCGCCACCCTCTTCTATGTAAAATTTAGACTCCGTGCCAAGACCCATAAACTTAGAGCCGTCTAAAGCAGCCCAAACATGTAAAGATCTTCCTGTTCCCTCTATAGTATTGCTGCTTAGACGAGACCAACCACCCATCTTTTCAGGACGACCTTTGCGAAAACGAATTAAGTCTGAGTTAAACCAGCCGTTTTCATCTCCGTAAGATGTAGTCTCACGATTAACACCAGGTCGAAACTGTATCTTAGATAAAGGCATTTAGTCTTCCCTTATTATATCTTCCAAAGCATACCTGCCATCAAAAGGATAAGAGAACCAGCACCTGTAATCATCACTAGCTCAAGGCGTTTTATCCGCTCAATAGTTTCTTTCCATCGTTCAGCGCAAACAGCTTCGTGTGTTTTTAATTTAGACTCTATGTCTTTTACTTTTGCCATTCTTTATTCCTACAGCTTTGCTTTCTCAGCATCTATTAAGTCACGATTTGACTGTAACCACGTTTTACCCTCATCCGTAAGAACAGCTTCAGCTAATTTAGTTGGCGTTTCTAAAGCCTCAAGTCTATCTATTTCTATTTGTGCTTTCTCAGCAGTAGTAAGATCAACGGCTGTATACGTTAGTGTTACCGTCTGCTTATCACCATCAATAGTTGTAGTAGTTGGCCCACGTTTTTTAGAAGATGTAACCTCTTCTGTTACCTCAATAGCTTTAACAAGTACATATTTGCCTAAATCTAAAGGTCGTTTATCTCCAGTAAAAACTACATCTCCATCTGTTTGCTCTGGCAGTTGTATTCGGGTGACTGTGCCACCTAAACTTGTTGCAGAGCTATCAGCTTTTTTAAATAAATAATCCATAATATTTTCCTATGCTGGGGTGAATGACGCTACAGACATAGCAGCGAGACTCATTGCGCCACTAAAACTTATCGAAACAGTTAATCCAGTTTGAGCTGCTGCGTATGCATCTGACGCTCCTGTTTGTGTAAAGTTATCCTGTATCGTTTCATCATAATTTTCTGACGGACCAGTCCATGTAGCAGTCCTAGCCGCACCACTACCATTTCCAGAAAATGCAGCTATTAAATAACCTCCCGCAGGAATGTCTATAGTTTGCGAAGGTGTCGTATCAGAGTCTGTAGCAGTGTCACTAGCGGAAGCAGATGCTCCATACATAGCCCAAGCAGCATACCCACATCGATCTTTAGTTCCAGACCATGTTATAACAATATCACCTGTTGTGCCTGACGGTACGGATGCAATCCATAATTCAGATCTGGTGTGATCAGATCCTGATGCTCGAACAACTAAAGAGGCACTAACTCCACCAACAGTTAAAGAACTAACATCTGCCGCACTCGCAGTGCCAGTTGCAGCCGCAACAACAATATGACGATTTGTTGCAGCAGTTCCCAAGGCAACACCACTAAATGTATATGCTGCCAAATCAGCAGTGCTTACTCCGCTAGAAGCAAAGCTACCAGTGACCACAGGTTTGTGATAGGGCGTATAAATAGGTATCAGGCTCATTGTAAAGCGACTACATTAAGATGTTTAAACGAACCAATTACTGTGCTGAATAAAAAGAAGTCATCCCCATTTGTTGTCGTTAGACTATCGCCTGTCACAATTGTATACCCACTGGTGGTTAAACTCCCTGCCGAAGCGTTGTTCGTATATTGTACTACAATGCAAGATAGTTCTGACTGGGGTGCGAGAGTGTGTGCGCCGCCATTAATTCCAGACTGCATATTGCCATTTACAGCCGACAATGTTTCTGTGCCACTAGAATTTGTTCCAAGGTCATAAACAGTTTGTTGAAAAGCACCAAAGCCTGTGCCTAGCCTAATACCACCTGTTCCTGCCGCATTAAGGGTAAGGTTAGTATCGGCTGTAATGCTTGTAACTGTATCAGTTTTAAGTACAGACATTTTTTAATCCTTTATTCTGGTGGAGTGGGCCAAGTGATATTGTCTACGTCTGACTGCCCACCAACATCTCTGAGGTCATTTCTATACTTTTTCCAAGCATCTGAAATGTCTGGGCTGTCGGGCATAGCCATCCAATCTGTAGCGGCTAATTTTATATCTCGCTCATTCCTAACACTAGCCCATTTTGCTGCTAACTCGTCAGCAGAAAGTTGGTCTGTATCTTTTGTTGGCGTATCACCACTTACATCCCAGTACTCTATACTATCATCTAAGTCTTCAACAACTTTACCACCAAACGAAGCAACGTGTGCATCAGCTTCATCTTTAGTGTCAAAGTCTTGATACTTAGTTATTTTCCCACCAACGTGAGAAACTACCGCTGTATATTTTTTCATTCTAATATCCTCACTCTGGTGACGTAGGCCATGTTAGGGTTTGTTGAACTGTTGTGTCGTTTAAAGTTGAAGGATAGTCCCGTAGCAAAGTTCGATATGCAACCCACTCAGCTTTTTTACTGTCACTCAAAGCTGTATCAGTAGCTACTGTCCAATCGCAAGCGGCTAGTTTTGCGTCACGCAACATACGCACATAGATCCAACTGTCTGCAACAGATATTGAAAACTTAACGACTTCTCCATCAACATAAGTATCTTCTGGCGTTGTATCGTTTGGAACATCTACCCACGACAAGTCTGCTGATACTGGAAAGATGTTATCTTCGTCCTCAACTTGACAAATTCTTGTCCCTTGAATTAATCCCTTTTTAGCCATTACTTAAACTCCTGAACAAAGACGTAACCTGCACCGCCAGCACCGCCATCACCTGCTTGACCACCAGCACCGTAAGCACCACCTGCTCCACCGCCACCATTTACTCCGTCAGCAGCATCAGTTCCAGAAGCCTTCACGCCTACGCTACCGCCCTGACCACCGCCAGAACTTGACCAATCACCTGCAACGCCTGACCCACCTTCAGAGGGAGTGCCTCTTAGGTTTAAATCTCCGTTAGCTCCAAGTCCTCCTAATGCACCACCTCGCAATTCTGCTCCTGAAACTCGTCCACCTGCTCCTCCAGTAGCACTACAAAAACTACCAAAGCTAGATGTACCGCCTGTCCCTCCAGCGGTGAAGCTACCGCCACCTGCATCTGAGCCAGTTCCTTTTGAACCTCCAGCACCAATAGTTACTGTGGCTGAACTGGTACTACTAACATCAATAAATTCCATTGAAAAACCACCTTCTGCACCACCAGCACCCGTATGGTTGTCGGTGTAACCGCCACCGCCACCGCCGCCACCGCCTTTTACGGTGACGAGTACTTTGGTAATACCAGATGGGCGTGACCATGTTCCTGACGATGTAAATACTTGAACAGAGTCCATGCCTCCACCACCAGCATCCGTAAACGATAGAACCCCACTGCCGTTAGTTTTAATAACTTGATCAGCAGACCCATCAGTCGCTGGGTAAGTTAACCCATCTATTGTAACTACACCGCTACCCTCTGGAGCTAATGCTAGGTTTCCGCTCAGTGCAGTGACTGCATTTGTTACTACTGATGACATTTAAATCTCCTACATATACATAATGTTGATTGTGCCAGCGTCAAAACTTTCAGAACCACCCTTAGTCGTAATACGAACCTGAGTTAATTCTGCTGATAAATCTTTAGAACCAGCACCCCATGAATGGTCATAGGCAGCACGCCTAAATGAACTACTTGAAGTCCAAGTGTGATTTGTTGGATGATGTAGTGATAATATCATTTGGCCTCCAAAAGCATTAGAAGCACTATCAACTGTAATTCCAAAACCTTGACTTTCATTACTGTTTGGTGTTCCGTCAGAACCCAAAGAACCATTTGTATTTGTGCTTCTTTGTGACCTATAGTCTGCTGTTTCTATGCCTCCTGAATCACCAATTTGCACCATCCATTCGTCTCCCCCACTTGAACTAAAATCGTGCATGGTGACAACAATAAGACTAGTACCAGAAGGTATTGACCCAAATGTCAGCGATGTGCCGGAACCAGATTGTGGGGTAGCGTGTGTAAAGCCAGTAGAGATAGTAGCAAAAGATAGAACCCCACTTCCATTCGTTTGCATAACCTGATTTGCACTGCCGTCAGCATGGGGGTGAGTTAAACCATCAATAACAACTTTGCCAGTACCAGCAGGAGTTATAATCGTATTGCCGTTACCAGTGTTAGCTATGGTAATTGCACCATTAGTTGACTTCTCATTGATTGTATCGACTTTAAGTGTACTCATCTTAAATCACCACAAAAGTTGCGCCGCTGGAGATAGTTAGAGTTACTCCAGAAGCTATTGAAAATGGACCTGTGCAACTACCATTATCGGTAGCAACCATCGTCTGACTCGTATTTAACGTATTTTCATTTACTCGTATAATATCACCACTGTTGCCTACACTAGATCCTGACGCACCTTCACCTAGGAACGCACCACCGCCGCCACCTCCCGGTTTAGTTCCAGCCAAACACCAACCTGTTTGTCGATATTTACCAGTATCATATTCTACAAACTCTAGTTCGTCACCAGCTTCTGTTGTAAAGTTTTGTGCGCCAGCAAGAATTAAATTAGTAGCATGATGAGTAATCTGACAGGCTCCATCGAAATGAAGTTTGATTACTGTACCTGCTCCTCCAGTAGTGTTGATAGAAGTAATGGTTGTAGTGCCTGTAACATCGAAGTAGTTTCCGTCTGTTAAAACTGCTAATGCAGAATTAGATGCAACGTCTGCACCTTTAGACCACTGTGATTGACTGCCATTTGTAGCAATGTTTCCACTAGCCGTAAAATTACCAACAACCGTTACATTAGTTGTTCCCGTAGGAATTTCTAAAACGTCAGCGTCTGCATCGTTCTTGATGGTCACATCGTTTGTACTGCCCTGACCAGTCAATATCAAACCTTCAGCAGCAGTGTAGCCCATTGCCGCCTTGTCGCTTGCGGCAGTGTCGCCCAGAGCGTTAAACGTACCACTCGCAGTAACGTCCCCAGATGCAGTCAGCGTAGCAAGTTGAAGATCAGAAATAGCATCTACAACTGCTGCTCCAGAACCTGCTCCGTCCATGTAAACAATTGCAGATTTACCATTCGCAACTGTTATGTTAGCTCCAGAACCTTGTGTTAGTATTACAGAGTATGGTCCACTGGATCCAGAATCAGTAGTTGCATTGATAATAATAAAGAAAGCAGAAGTCGTGTTAGGGGCTACTGTAACTGTGCAATTTGAATCCAATGCTCCTGTAAATTTAATTACACGATACATTCCATCTTGCAGATTTTCTGTCCCGGATCCGGGAGAGGCCTCTCGCACAGTTAAAGTGTGCGTGTCTGCATTCGTTGTTATCGCAACAGCTTTGTATGAAGCAATGCGGTCCAAAATATCTAGGTTGTGGTTCGTAGTATCGCCCCAAGCTCCAGACTGTTCTCCGGAGCCTATCTTTTCGATACCAAAGCTAGTTGTGTATGATGATGCCATAATT